AGATGAGATTTTAGATCCTGAAAAACTAGAAGAGTTTTTAATAAAGAAGAGTAGTAAACTTATTAATAAGTCGCTCACAATAGTAGACAATGTAAATGATTACATTAGCTCTGCTCCAGAAAACAGAGATGTAACTGCAATGGCGGAGTTAATTAAAGCATCCTCTTCTGCTATAGAAACACTCAACAAACTCCATACTGCTAAAGAGCGAAACGAGACACAAAAGGAAGTTAAGAAGATGGATGTAGAGGCAAAAGAGCGTATGAATATTACCGATAATCAAACAAAAGTATTAATGTCTAGAGAGGATATTATGAACGCTTTAATTGATAAGGTAGATGAAAAGACTATTGACATTTAGTCACTAATAGGCTCTTCCTTAACTTCATCACCGCTTCCGAGTTGACCTTCGATAGTATTAGGGTTAAATACCTTATCTTTATCACCTGTAATTTTAAAAGTAAACTCTCTTCTATCAGGAGAGTCAAATTGATTACCTATAAGATCTGTCTCAATATTTGTATCCTTAATTTCTATCTCTTCAACACCCTCTTCATCATAAGAGCGCTGCATAAATTGAAGCTTTCTTTTTATCTTAGCGTTAAATGATTTAGCTTTATTATCGTCGCCGAAGTAACTAGAAAGCTTTTTAAATGTAAATACTGCAAAGTCACTTTCTCCTAGATATTCTTCTATCTTATCAAATATATCCTCTGTTATTTCTTCAGCTACTTTTCTAAATTCTACGTCTTTTACACAGTAGCAACCATGCGGCTCAGTATTAAAACCGTCTTCACCTTCAAGATCCACTCTTTCAGATTGTTTTTTATCTATAAATGGTTTTGTATTATCCGTATCATAAAGATACTCTGAAACTATTCTCGTGGTTATAGCTGTTTGCTTTGTAGCTTTTGTTATTAAGTCGTTTATAAATTTTGTTGACTTATTATTAGAATTAACAGTATTATTAAATGCCACAACTTCAGTCGACCATATAGGAATTGAGTTATTATCTGCTACGGTATTTCCATTAGTTCCTAAACTGTCAGTTGTATCTTTAAAAAATTTCTTAGCACCTTCTGGTGGTTTTGCCAACGCTAAAGTATTACCTGCCAGTGGTCCGTTAAGAAGTATACTCTTATAATATTCTATAGACTCTATACTAATTTCTTTACCCTCTTCGTCTATTTTATTAATAAACTTTTCTAATTGTTCTAGCCCAGAATAATAGATCTTTTTGAATTCTTCCATGAATTCTTTATCCTTATCTGTAAACTCATCATTAGCACCGGTATCAATTAATTCATCGAACTGATCTTTTGTTCTTAAAAGAGCTCTAAGCAATTCTACTTTCTTTGTAATTTCAGTATCCATTAGTCAATATCATCATCTAAGTTAACATCTGGACCGACGTAAGTTTTAACACATTGTATAAAGTTCTTATAGGTGTCACCATAAAATCTATGCCTACATTTAGTAACTAACCAACGTCCTAATAATTTTTTATCTGAATTTACTTGTTCGGCAGTTCTATATATATCTATAAACTTACCAGCTTGACGTTTCGTATCCCCTACAACATCAATAGATAAGCATAAGTTATAAAATATTAAATTTGATGTCATTTCTGCTTCTGCAATATTTGCAGATTTATCAACAGAAAATGGTGTACTAATAGTTCTAAATAAGTTTTCTTTTTTCTGTTTATTAAGAGGTAAAAAAGGTTTAGGCTTACCACCTTCACTTTTAAACACATCAACAAAATTCTTCTTCCACAACTCTTTAATATCTTTAATTCTCTTTTCGCGTATTGCATGCTCTCCTAAAATAGGATCATACCCTACTGCTTTATAGTTCATAAAAAATTCATTACTATAACTTAACATTGGTGTTGTAAAGTTCGTCTGTGGTAATTGTGTTGTATATGGATTTACATCTGCATCAGGAGGAGGATTATTTTTATTCGACTTTATTTTATCTACTAAATCATTAGCAGCAAAACCTTCAGTTACTTCATCTTTATTTTTCTCAAAAAGTTTAGATAGAGTCTGTAACTTATATTTTTTTTCACTTCTATCAAAAGTTAAAAAGGATCTTACATTTAACCCCTTTTCCTTTTTATAAGATATACGTAGTAAGTATTTTATTAAGTCAGAATATCTAAAAGAGTCTGATGGTATTATATGCTCCGGAAATACATCTATTACATTATCCCCTGCCTCGAAATTTTCCTCATCAACTATTTCTTCACTTATTACGTCTTTGAGGATACTTTTTATAATATCACCTGTAGCTCCTCTAAATCTCTTACCATACGGTATATTTTCGTTAAGCTTAAAGAAGTTCTCATCTAACAAACTAAATATCTTATAGTTACCTGCTCTATCCTGCGAACCAACACTGTTGTTTTCATCATTTAAAACAAAATTATACTCTAATTTTTCCTTTCCACCTTCTAACTTTAATGAAAATGTAAAAACATCCCTACCATCACCTCTCGTTATCATAAGATTTTCAATAAAATCATAAGGGTTGTTAATGACAATTGTGCCATTAGTAAAAGGTTCTAAAAAATTCTCACTTAAATCTAATAGCTTAATAGCTGACTTAGTAAAATCTGCCTTTACCTCACCTTTATCATCCTTTAATTGAAACTCACACTCATATGGAGCTCCGTTTATTATAAATTTCTCAGACATTAAAAGTGTTGGTTATCGAATATAGTTGTAGTAGTTATTTGTGAATAGATAAAACTTCTAAACTCAGGTAATATATACTTAAGCTGTTGACCACCTTCTACAAAAAACTGCGTTTTAAGTACATCCTTATTTAGTAAATAAATTATCCACCAGCTTCTTATATCATCATATAATCTATAAGATGTTGTAGTTAGAGGCTCTTTAGATTTAGCAGTATATAAACCTAAAATATCAGAATCTATATTTTCCGGAAACTCTATTTTATCTAATATATTATAAAAATAAAATTGCTTACCATCAGTAGAGGCTGTATGAACTTTAAAAATTCTCTCATAATCGGTAATATCTAGACTCGATAACGCTGGAACATCATCTTGATATCTACCTAATTTACCTGTAATTGATTTCATAATATTCTACTTTGTTTCATCCATAAAGTTTGCAACTTCGACTGTGAGTGATTTAAACGACATATTACAAATATATGCTTCTGGCACCATTTCACCTCCTACTAATCTCCTTTGACCGACCATACTAAAACTTAAATTATCACAATAAGCCCAACGTATAAATCGTAATCCCTTTAATCTTATTTTATAAATATGAGGAAAATCCATAGTAACAGAACTTTTCCTTTCCGGTCTATTTAGTTTAGTAAACTCCTTAATAAAAGCCTGATTTTTTTGTGCATCTCCCTCGTTTACAGTATTTAATAGAGGAAAAGTAACGTTAAGAGGAGCGTCAGTGTTTGCAAATTGGTAAAATTTAGGAGTTTCAATATAGGTACCTGTACTAGGGCCCCCACCTCCGTCACCTGCTGCCTTAATATTTTTCATAAAATCAGCAACCTGACCGGCAGCACCCTTCACTTCACCAGCAATTTTATTTACTACTTCACCCATAGAAACTGTACCTCTATCTGTTATATTAGATAAGGTATCAGCAAAATCTGAAGTGAAGCTTCTAAAATCATTACCAAAGTAAGGGAAGTAGTAATGGCCCTTCTCTTCACCATCATATAATTTTTCATAGAAGGCTTTTGAATCTAGCTTTGCTACAGCAACAAACCCTTTTATTGATTGTGCAAGCTGTGTAGACTTTATTTTGTAAGGAGTGACTCTAACTCTAGGCGCCTCATTTCTTAATTGAGACCCTGTAGGTAGAGTGGTCCATGCACCTTCCTTTACAATATTCTTCATACATATATATTTATAGTTACGTACTTGGTACGTTTAAACTATAAGGAGATAAAGAATAATCTGCTCTAGAATTTAATAAAGACTCTGCACTGTTAGTAGCTGCTTGACCAGCATTTCCTGCTAACGGCATTACTGAACTATTACCTATCTTTATTTCTTTAATAGCTTTAACCGTGTTATCGGTATTTTGCTCTGTAAGCTTACTATAAGTAGTTAATGTTGTTAATTGCGTTCTTAAGGTTCGTACAACAGTTAGTAGATCTAGCATTTGAGTACTAGAGGTAAGAGTTCTTAAAACTTCTGCTAACTTATCTTCAGTAACAAATGGCTCCTCTAATGTTTCAACTGCGTCTTTAACTGTGTCTTTAACTGTTTCCTCTTCATCTCCTCCGAAACCGAGCCAGCCTCCAATTGCCTTTAACCCTGATTTTCCAGCTTTATATACAGATCCAACTACTGGTATACTTTCAATCGTATCGTCAGCAAATTTAGCTGCCTTTGTTGCAGCGCCCTTTACAAAATCAACTACCTTACCCGGCAGGTCGAATAGAAAGTCTCCAATCATACCGAAAAACTCAAAAACACCATCAAGACTAGGAAACTCAAAATCGAATGTGAATAAGTCGACAAACCAATCTTTTACACTACCAAACCAATCTTTAACCGTATCAATCATACCGGTAAACCACCCACCTATTATACTACCAATGTTAAATATAATATCCCCAATAGTATCAAATGACGGAAAACTAATTTCCTTATCACCGCTCCAAATAGATTGGATTAGTGAAAGTATAAATCCCCACCCTTGTATAATAAGATCAGCTCCTTTCTCACCTACTATCCACGCAAGAAGGCCCTTACCGAGTAATTTAAAACCTTCTATGAAGTTTCCATTCATAAGTTCCTGAAATCCTTCGTACATTAAAATAATACCTCCTATAATTGGAAAGTTTCTTAGATTATTGCTTACAAACTCACCAATCTTACCCATTAGATCTTTCAAAAAGCCTCCACCTTCCTTAACCTTATCATCCATTTTATAACCACCCTCGTCATTCTGGCCCATTAAATCTCTCGCAATAAGAAGACCATCTATAGCCATACCTATAAAGAAAAATGGCGGAGGTAATAATCCACCTATTCCTGCAAGTATCTCTAAAACCCCTCCAAAGATATCACCTTCTTTAAATCGTTTTATTGCGAAACCAAAGTTAATTAAAGAGCCTATAAAGGGTACGAATTTTAAAACCTTTAAAAGTTTGGTGCCAACTTTAGCAGCAGCGCCTCCGAGAAACTTACCAATACCACCTAACGCTTTACCAGCTCCACCAAGAAAACCTTTACCTTTACCTAAAAACTTTATAAGATCGTCACCTATAGTAGTAAAAAATCTAAATGTTCTACTTACAACTTTTGAAATAGTCTTAATAACTGGCTTTAAAAATTTTATAGATCTCATGAAGAACTGACCTAATGGCGATAGCTTGTCGAGTACAAAGGCTGCAAATGCTACAACTGCTGCAGCAATTAAAGCTAATGTAGCATACATTCCCAGTCCTTTTTTCTTCGACACATCGACTTTTTGTTGAGCAGCTGCAGCTGGAGAATCAGTCTTTTTTGATACTTTTGTTTCTAAAGCTGTGTCTTTTTCGCGTTTCTGTTCATTATCTAAGAATACTTTAGATATAATTTCAGCAATATTAGAAGTCCTCTTACGTTCAGCCGCACTTAAAGTCGGCTTTGTTTGCTTATTCCTATTAAAGGTTGAGGCTTCTGATTCTATAACGTTTTTTGTTACCTTCTCCTTATTGGATTCAGAGTTCTCGCCATTGCCAAATAATTTACTTACAACGCCTTCTGCCATCTATAATATTTAATTGGCTGTATCAAAAAAGACTGGATCTATAGTTATTGTTTTTTCTTCAAATGTTAATACTTCGTTCTCGTAAGCGGTAAACGCTTTAAAAAAGGCAGATAATTGCTTATAAACAGCAAGTGGTAGATTTTCAATAATTTCAACCCTTTCTGCTATTTTAAGGTCTGTAAACACTACTTCCTCCTCACCTACTTTAACTGATTCAATATACTTAATTAGCTCGTATAAATAGATAACTCCAAATGCTTTACTAGTCTCTTTTAAATCTTTAAATTTATCTAATTCAACTAAACATCTACTGATAACAGCATTCTCTTCTTTTAGCGTGGGGACTTTAAGGTTGAGTGTAACTCCATCTTCTGTAGCTTTACTCTCCATTTTAAACTCCTTTTTTACCCTATCAATCTTATCTATATATTTATTAATATTTAAAATCTCTTCCCCAACTTTTACATCATCCCCTAGAGATTGTTTTCTCAATAAGAGACATATCTTCGCCCGGTCTATAGTAAAAATTTTATCAGAATCAGAGTTTTCTAAAATAGTTTTGTTCAATACTTTTGCAAATTCGATTGCACCTTTAACTCCAGCTACCGATGTACTAAGCAAATCTTTCTGCTGTTTTAGCGTTAATGTAGCAAAGACTACCTCACCTGATGTAAGGGCTATTTTTAAATCATTTTTAACCTCTTTTAACTTTTTGAGAAGATCGACTGAAATCTGGGACATAAATTTATTTAATTGTATATTTTAATTATTCAAGTCGTTTTTATTCTCCTTAGCTTCCTTTACATATAAATCCATGAAATCTTTTACATCTAAAAACGTGCTTTGCAGTATAAAAGACACATCCTTTATACGCTTACTTAAGATAAATATATAATCCCTATATGTCCCTGGACTTAAAGGAACTAGCATAGTAGTAAAAAATTCCACACACTGTACACTATCTAAACTTAAACCTAATGTTTTACCTTTAATTGTAAACTCTACCTTTAATCGGTTGATATGCTTTTTATAAAAATCTTTAATTTCTTTTTGTATCGATTCAGGTAGATAGTTAAAAATTAAATTTTTTTCTTCTGAGCTTAGCTTATTATAGTTTATAACTTCCCCGTCTAATAAAATAGTTTCAATAAAACTATCATTATACATACTACTACAAGTAAAGTTTTTAGGGTAATTTAATGTTATACTGTTATTACCGAATTTAATTGTTTCTTTAATATCTACTATTTCCTGTAATTCTTCTTGTATAATCAATACATCAAAATTATAGTCTCTCAATTCTATAATATTACCTATACATAGATCTCGTAAATGTAAAAGGCAGTAAAACTTTTCTAGTATATTAAGGTCTGCGGTAATAAACAAACCGTCTAAGAACTCTATAACTGCAGATTTATTATCACGTATACCATAAAGCTCATTACAGTTTTTAAATGTAAATGTTTTTAATAGAACTGACTTAGAGTTTGGAAGAACTAGTCCTAGCATATATTAATTACAGTTGTTTGTAATTTTTACAAGCAAAAGTAATTGATTTTTCAATAAAATCACCATCATTATAATTCAGGCTATAACCTTCCACAGCAGTAGGGAATGCGTCTTCAAACACATAACCTTTACGCTTTGACCCGTCGTTATTGTATTGAGTGACAGTAATATTCGTTTTTAGCCCAAAATTTGTTAACCCATCAATACCTAGCGCTATAAGCCACGGTCTAAAGAAACCATGCTCTATATCACTACCTGTTTCTAAAACATTTAAACTAAATGACCTAGAGAGAAAGTCCGTTCTTTGAGTTAACCCATAACCAGGTAAGAATCCACCACGATTTTCAACTCCTATAGGTAAAAACTCACTTGATTCTTGAGGAATAGTCATCGTCCTCGCAACTAAAAGAGTGCCGTTACGCGTTAATGTATTCGGGCTTACTGAAGCACTCCAACTTTCATTAGCTTTACTAAGTGCAGAATTAATAGCACCGCTAACATTTGCATCTAAACTAACCTTCCAGAGGAAAGGATGTGATACGAAAAAGTTAGGATCCGTACTAAACGCTTGCAGGAACACATTAGCTTCGTTGGCCATATAATATATTTATGGTCTAACTAAAGTCTCTATAGAAATGATATGCAAAAGTAACAGTAGTTTTTAAAATCTCACCAGTTCCGTCAGCGATTTGATAATCAATAGCATTAATATCTCTAATAGAAGCGCCTACAAGTTGTATAGTTTGAATTGTATCTAAATCTTTATCTATTACATCTAAAGTAATAAGACTACTGTCACCAGGCATGCCATACTGACCAGTTGAAGTTTCGTTATTGAATACAGCACGGGAAGCTGTTTCAAATTTAGTTCTCAGTTCATTTTTTTCATCATGATAGAACTCAATTGAATAACCTTCAGAACCTGGATAAGTAGACTTACCTGGTACGTTAAACGTTTGACCGTAGTAGTTTACTTGTTTATTATCAATATTTCTACCAGGTAGTTGAGCTGATCTAGCGTAAACTAAATCTGAATCACCATCGAAGGATACCCCTTCAATGTCTATTTGCTTAACCCTGAATAAAAAGTCTCTTGCAAATTGCTTTTCGGCTGCTCTTGAGAAGAAGTTTTGAATTGTAGTTGCCATAATATTATTTAATAGTTATTTTGTATTAACCGATGATTTCTTCGAAGTTTGCGTCAGTTCTTGTAGCGTAGAAGTTAACTAAGATGAACTCAGCAGTTCTAACCGGCTTAATGTAAATATCTACTACTAATTCATTTGCGTCAATAACCTCTGCTGTGTTATTTCTTTCATCGCAAACAATCAAGTAATCGTAAATACCTTCGTTGTTTTTCGCTCTTTCGAATAGTGGGGTTAAAGTATTAATAAGTCTCTGTCTAGTAAACTCTGTATTCTGTTCAAATACGAAGAATCTAGAAACTTTCTTAGTAGGTCTTTCAAGTGCTAAGAACAACCTTCTAACGTTAATTCTATCAAATGCACTTGGTTTCTTACTAAGTGTCTTTTGACCGAATATAACTTGCCCTTGATTAGGGAAGTTTGCTACTGGGTTAATGTTAGCCTTGTAAAGTTCATCTCTTTGCTTCTGGTTAGGATTAACTGCAAGATCGTTAGCGAATTGAATTAACCCTCTAGTAAATCCAGCTGGAGCAAACCATGGGAAGTTTGCAGCATCTGTTCTAGCCATTGCAGCTCCTGCAAAGCCTGAGAATGGAACGAAGACTTGACGACCAGAATAATTATCATAAATTAATGGCCATTGCGCGTAAACCGCGGCATATGAAGTATTTTCATTCTCAAACTGGTGGCGAATTGGCCAGTAAACATCTGTTTGGAAGTTTCTTGCTTTATTATCAAGAACTCTGGTCTTTTCACCAGTGATGAGAATCTGACGTAAAACATCCGCTATAAAGATACAATCACCTCTACCACCTCCTAAGTAAGGTGGTGAGCAAAACTGCTCAAACTTATTAAAGATTGTAGAATAGTTATTTCTTAAATCTCTACCTACTCCAGTAATATCATTACTAGTACGTAATCCGTCAACAGCAGTTTTTAGAGCTGCATTACTATTATATTCATCATAGTAAGTTGTACCGGCAGCGGAAGCAGCTGCATAAACAGTACCTAAACCGCCCTCAACAACAACGTCAATATCGTAGATCTCATCATTCTGAATTGCTTCTAATGCTCTATCTAATTTAGCAGGTACATTACCTAAGTTCTTATCTTTAATCTTGTTATCAACAAAACTACCAGCAGCGTAAAGATTTTCAGCTTTACCTAACTGCGCGTTAAGCTCTGTAAATTTAACAGCATCTATTCCTGAAGCGGTAGAATCAACACTTTCTAACTGTGTAGTGTTAACTCTTAATTTCTTAATAGGCTTACCATCTAAAAGAGCATCTGTACCTCTAAAGTAATTTGAAATATACGGATTTACTAATAATTCAACATTTCTTGAACGACTATCTCTAGTTTCGAGGAAGAACGGATTATTAGGACCTCCAGTAGGGTTAAGTTGTTGTCTTTGATAGTTAGCAGATCCTACTATACCTTCTTCTACAACATAATCTAACTTAAACGCCTCATTAGCGTAAATGGATTTACGTAGTTTGAATATACCGATGTTCAAAACATCATCATCTTCTCTACCGTCGATATTATAATCTGTAAGATTTTCCATTACCTCGGATACAGTATTACTAGTACCACGAGGAGTTGCAGATAGACCAAATTGTAAAACTCCATTAGGAATGGTTGTGTATTCTGTAGTGGAATCTGCTGCAGCATTAACCGTCTTAACCTCTAGAATAGAATCGAAGTTTGAGTCTGGATTAATGTTAGTGTTATCAGCTATACCTACGTAATACCCTTCAAACTGGCTATTAATAGTCGTTTGAGCTTTATTAAGTACAACTAAACCAGCTCCACTAAGATCAGATACTTTCGTAATTTCGTCTTTTTCTCCTGCTGTTGCTGACCAATCAAAGGCAGAACCTTCTAAAGCGTTAAAATAGTCGTCTTGAGTTAGTTCGAGGTGTGTAGGCTCTCCTAATACATACGTACCAGAGAGTACATCCAAGTCTGTAGTAACTACTTGATTAGATTGAGGATTAATTGTGAATGAATTACTAACCTTATTGCTGAAAGGTGCTATAATACTAGGAGAAGTTGCAGTTGATCCGCTACCTAAATCACTTTGCCCTGTAAGTACCACCGTAACTGTATTAGTACTTGATGTTGCAGTACCCATACCACTCGCGGTACCACCAGCGGCGGTCGAGGCTGTGTTAATTGCGGTCTTAATACTAGTAGCGATTGCGGCTGGAGTTTGATTATAAGTAACAGCTACACTAACATCTGGCGTGGTGCTGTAACCTCCCGCTACTCCGCCAATAGTAAAGCCTACTGACGATAAAGCACCGTTACCTGTTTTAAAACTAAAGCTAGCATCTTTAAGTGCTGACATTCCTTGCGATGTACTAAAATTAAGTGTTACATCATAAGCACTTAAAAGACCAGCACCGTTAGCATTAGCGACCGTTCTTACTGGATACACCAAAGCAGAATACTTAGCTCCGAAACCGTCTCCGGCATTTTCACCGTATGGTAGTCTAGATGCATAAACATTTCCTGGAGAATTAAGCATTTCGCTTATAGAGTAGTAAAAATACCTTTCGGCAGAATTAGTAGGAGTACCAAATACACGGTCCAACTCTTGCTTAGTAGTAATTTTTAAAACTTCATCCAAAGGTCCTTGCTGAGCAAATCCTGTAATATAAAAATTTGTACCTATATTCTGAGGTGCAATAAGAGATAGATCCGTTTCTCTTATCTCAACACCGGGTGAGGTGATAGTTCTTTGAGCCATAAAAATATTTATTTAAATTCGGCCCAAAAAACTCAAAAATCTACAATTTCAGTGTGAAGTTGTGAATAAACAAAGGTAAATCCGGAAACTATCTCGTCTGTATTTTGATAATCGTAATCTATTGAATCAATCGACGTTGGAAACGCCTTAGTATAAGTAAATTTTATTTTATCGTTGTTAAATTCATCTTTACCTTTAATTGTAAGGTTTGTTTGATAATCAGCAAAGTTTTCATCAACTTTAATCTCTCTAGCATTATATCTTCCTTCTCTCTGATCATGTAAAAGGTTTAGCCAATTATATAAAACCCAGTAGTTTTTATACTCATTATCTATTTTAAATTTAACACTGACAGGAGGGTAAGAGTTTTTTGAATGAGATGACACATATAGTGTATTACCAGCGTATCTATTTTCTACAGCCGGTACAACTATCTCAGGCACAGCAGTACCGAATATTGAAAATTGTACAGAATCTGGTACAATAGTTTTATTATCATTCTTAAACTTAGAGCTAAATCTCTTATCTTTTAAAATTGGCGGCACGTCAAAAATTAAAAGAAACTTATCTGCTCTAGATTTATTAAGAATAGATTGCGGTGTAGCGTTTCTTGCCATGTCTATATTTATTACTGAAGGTGTGTAAACCCATTCATTTCTAATTCAGCCATATCATCCTCCGCTTGACTATCACCCATACCGAATACGACTGGTGGTAGCATATTATTTGACCCTACTACTTCATTATCTGAATATATGGAAGTTGCGTCTTCAAAGTATTGAATGCCGTAATCCATAGGCTCCAATACAAGAGGCTTACCCATATCGTCTAATTCTAATATCTCAAAGAAACGCTCTGTAATCTCTTTTTCTAATATGAATAGAGCATATAATGTTGACATTACCTTATCATCATGATAACCTTGTCTAGCTTTCCAAGTACCGTTAGGATACCTAACGAAAGATTTTAATTCTTTGAGCGTTTCTTCATCCCGAATAGTAACAGAACGCGCTTCATTAATATAATAACGCATATTAAGAACACCTTTATATTTAGTATTTGTATGCGCTATC